GGACCCTATATATAGTGGCGTGATTTTTTGAATTTTTTTATCTACCCCTCACTATCCTATTTATCTCCTGAAATAATAATAGGGGTCGTACATTTTCATTTTCTCAATGAAATCCCTATAGAACCACCCCTCGAAACTTTTTGCTAACACTTTTTTTGAAAAAGTGTATTTTTTAAAAATTTGAAAAATTTGAAAAACATAAACACACCTTTTTGCTTTTTAAAAAAAAGCAATAGCAAAAAGTTTTGATAACACTTTAAACTTTCTTAGAAAGAAAGTTTTAACAAAGAATTTTTTGATATTACTTTTTTTTTAAAAAAGTATAAAAGTGTAAAAAGTATAAAAAAAGTATCTTTTATAAAATAAACTTTAATGAGATTCTTTACTTTATTATATCATCGTGTATATAGATATTATAAACCATTCACGTCACAATATAGAATTCGTCCTTATAGAGATTTACCGTAATTTTCCAAATATTAAAGTAATGTTAGGATTTATAACTTTACTTCTAAATTCTGAAAACTTGGTTTTTGGAATATTTCTAAAACGCCAACTATCAGTAGTTTCTCTATAGAACGTTTTATTTTTATCTTTTATAATATCCATAGCCATTTTTTTAGCATCATCTAATTTAATATTTTTATTAATTACTACAGCATGTAACTCAAACATTTTTCTTATATATAAGTAAGATAAAAGTTTAATGACTGAAAACATAAAACCAAAAAAAATATATAATACTAAAAGACGTAAGATCAATGTTGAAATAATTGAAGAACCTACTAAAGTTAGTTTTGAGTATGATAATAAAAATAATATTAAACAACAATTAGATGAATATGAAGATATTGAAAACATGAAATTATCAATGTTTATTCAATTGTATTATCCTAATTTTAATTATCTACTTCATAAAGTAAAAGAATAAACACTTTTAACAAAAGTGTTATCAAAACTTCTTTGATATTACTTTCTTTCTAAGAAAGTAAAATGGATAGAAAAATATCATTAGTAAAAGAAATTGGAAAACAAAAAAATATTACTAATATTAATACATTAGAAATATCAAAAGCTAAAAATAAAAGATTCTCTATAATTTCACCATCTGGTAAAAAAATAAATTTTGGCTTATTTCCATTTAAAGGTAAAGGGGCATTCATTGACCATAAAGATACTAAAATAAAAGAAGCATGGAAAGCTAGACATTCTAAAATAACGATTGATGGAAAACCAGCATATTTAAATAAAGAAAGTCCTGAATATTATTCATGGAATCTTTTATGGTAATTTTTTTTTAATCTTTTTTATTTTTTCAACAATCTGTTTTGGTTGTTTAACATATTGAATACCCTTTTTCATACCTTCTTTTTTTGCTTTATTTGTTGCTTCAATATCTTTTTTCGTAAGACGTTGTAGAATAGCAGAAGGTAAGTAACGTTCTCCAGTTTCTAAAGATGGTTTTCCCGATGAAGTTCTCCAATTTTCAGCTGTCCATTTAGAAAGATCTTTCATTGCTTTTGTTTTCGGTCCAACGTATCCACCACCAGCCTGTCTATAATAGAGACCAGCCAATTGAGCAGTTCTACCACTCCATTTATTATCCATTTGTTTCATGGCTTTTATTTTACTTTCTTCCCATAATTTGGGATTTGTTCTACCAGACATTTATATTATCTTAAGATATTTTCTTTTTATTGATTTCAATTGCTTGAATAACCTTTAAAGGGTTCTTAGTAGCATAAGCAACAATTTTATTATTTTTAGTTAATTTAACACGATATAAATCTTTATTAGGTAGTTTTCTAATTGTATAAGGCATTTAATATAAATAAAGTTTTTTGTAATACTTTTTTCTTAAAAAAGTATAAATGGATAATTCTATTTGTGTAAATAATGTTATTATTATAAATGAGCTAAATGAGCTTTTAGAAAAAATCAAAGTATTAATAATTGAAAAAACAAGATATAATAATGACATAGATGAAAAATTAAAAAACCTATATAAAGAATATCAAATTTGTAATAAAAAACTAAATCTTTAAACTTTCTTAATGCTTTTTTTTAAAAAGTATAAAAGCAGATTTAAATAAACTTTTTCATATCAATTATAGAATAATCAGAAATTATATAAGGTTCAAAACCCCATTCATTAATACATATTAATTTTAAAACTTCAATACTATCTTCAGTTAATGGAGTTTCAAAATTATAAATTATTTTTAATTTTATAGTAGGTTCAACAATTGTATTAATTACATAATTCTTCATAGCATTAAATATAACTTTTTCAGATGAATTATTAAGTTCAATAACTAATAAATCTGTTATTTCTTTTTTTGACGCCATTTTATATTATATATGATATTTTTTACTTTCTTAGAAAGAAAGTAATATCAAAGAATTTTGACTAACACAAACTTTCTTTCTAAGAAAGTTTTAACAAAGAATTTTTGCCATTGCTTTTTTTTAAAAAGCATAAAAGTGTTAAAGCGGTTCCATTGTAACAATAGCATGAAGATATTTTTGACCTGAACTACTTATACCACTAAGAAAATAAACACTATCACCGGCAATAAGTGGTTCATTAATATCGCCTATAGGAAAATATCTACTTACAGCCGTTCCAACAGCACCAGCCATATATCTTGTAGTTTTAACATTATTATATTTATCTTTAACAACCATTATTAAATCATCACCATTTGCCGCATAAAAATATAAATTACTAACAATACCAACATAACCATTAGGAACAGTAATTACACCAGCACCAGACAAGAAAGTAGATAATTGATTTCTATATACAGCAGTTCTTGCTATAGCCCGTAGTCTTGTATCAGCATTTCCTGATGTAGGTGTCCAATTCATATTATTTATATTTACAGCATTTGTAAGTTTTACTTGATCTGTGTTGTTTATACTAATAGTAGTCTGAGCACGATTTCCATTAGCATCAATATAATCAATATCAACACTTCTTGTTCCAGCACTAGTAAGATAAATATTAAATGAACTAGGATAGTTTAAACCGATATTAAAAGTAGTTCCATCAAAAGCCAATGCTTCGGGACCCAAAAACTGACTAGATACAGTGGCTGAGGCTGACCCAGCCATTCTATAAATAAGTTTATTTGTATAAATATTATAAACATTTAAACCAACAGTTGCCCCTCCACTCACAGAGTTACTTTGTGTAACCATTTTAGAACTAATAGCACTAAGGGTTGTATTTGCTGTTGTAAGTAATGTATTACCTGAAGCATCATTAACATCTAATGCTCTTGTATTACCTGATTCAGTCATTGACAAAATTTTAATATTACCAGATGTTGGATTATAAGCACTTATAAAAGAATTTGTATCTAAAGCAGCAGTATATTGATTTACAGTATTACCTGTTTTTTGGCTTTCTACTAACGAACAAGTTATAAGTGTATTATTGCCCCCACCTAAACTATTAATGGCTTTTATATCACTCATACAATCTAAAAATGTTTTACCTACTATACCAGCCTGAACTGTATTAGTTACACTATTTAAATTACCAACCGTAGCAGAAACAGATCCACTAACGGGAACTGTTCCACTTATACCAACTGTTCCACTAACTGGTACTGTTCCACTTATACCAACTGTTCCACTAACTGGAACTGTTCCACTTATACCAACTGTTCCAGATATAGGTATAGCACTTATATTTGATACATTTACATCTAATGATTGTTTAGATACACCATTAAGAGTAGATGTAATATCTATTCCAGCACCATCTTGAGTCATACTATGAATATTCAGAATACCATTACCATCAGTTTTTAAATGATGCCAGTTAGTTCCATTTGATGAACCATAACAATGAGTATCAACACTAGTATTAATTAAATATGTATCTATTCCTGATTTTGTTGAAATTGTTGTTTGTGTTATAGGTGTAGTTCCATTTCCAGAATATAAATATGCTTTACCATCAAAGCCACTGCCACTCGGCAGACTAACGCTCAAAGGATTTCCTGATACTCCTATCGCTGAACCGCTAGTATCTCTAAGGGTAGTATAAAGGGCTGTAGATGAACCACCAATTGCTATTCCATTACTATCAAGAACTTTAAATCCAGTATTTGAAATAGAACCACTTATACCCAATGGATTAGTTCCGTTTGTGACTGTGACAGTGTTACTTATATTAGTATTAAGATTACCACCAGTAAAAGTAACACTATTTAATTTATCAGTATTACTTTTAATTGATGCTAAATTACCCCCAGATTCAACAGCAAATCCTGAAATAGTATTAACAGTTACAGTTCCATTAACAGTTTGAGATGCTGGAAAATTAGAAACACTAACTGAACCATTAATAGTTTGAGATGCTGGAAAATTATCAATAAATACATGAGTTATACCTGCTGGAAAATTATCAACACTAACTGAACCATTAATAGTTTGTGATGCTGGAAAGTTATCTATAAATACATGAGTTATTCCTGCTGGAAAGTTAGAAACACTAACTGAACCAGTAATACCTTGAACTGCTGGAAAGTTAGAAACACTAACTGAACCATTAATAGTTTGTGATGCTGGAAAGTTATCAATAAATACATGAGTTATTCCTGCTGGAAAATTATCAACACTAACGGAACCATTAATAGTTTGAGATGCTGGAAAGTTATCAATAAATACATGAGTTATTCCTGCTGGAAAATTATCAATAGTAACGGAACCATTAATAGTTTGACTAGCTGGAAAGTTATCAATAAATACATGAGTAATCCCTTCTGATGGATTTGATATTTTTACATTTAAATTATTATCTGTATAAGTAAGATTATTTAATTTACTTGTATAAGTTTCAATTCCTGATATTTTTTGATAATTTGTTAAATCAAAAGTGTTTAAACTACTTGACCCAGTAATACCAAGAATATCACTATATCTTAAACCATCAGTATTATTTTTAATTTCAATTAAATTAGTTTCACTTGCTCTATCATAAGTCATTAATTCATTTATACCTGATTCATTGTAAAAACTTAATAAATTTGTTTTATATTCGATATCAACTAATGTATTTTCAGTAGCTAGTCCAGCATATAAATTATTTTGAATAACTCTATTTTTACTATTTTGAAAACCATATTGTTTATTATAACCAACAGCTGAATTATAATAACCACAAAATTGAAGTAAATAACCTATTTTAGATGTTGTAGCCTGTGTATTAACCGTCATATAAGCGATAATTTCAGATGGCGAACAATCACCATTTTGACTAACTAAATTTAATTGATAAGATGGTAATTCATTATATACAGTAGGACGAGTAGAACCCGTATAAACTAGGATAGTTTCACCTTTTCTTAATTTAGATAAATTAGTATTACTTAATTGATACACCCATCTACTATGAGCAAAAGTAGGTATAAAATCATTTGTCCCCGTAGGTTGTGAATATACACCTAAAAAAGGAACTGTTAATTCTCCATTATCAACATAATCACAAGTAAAGATAGAATACATATTACTTAATTGTGAAAAAGTCATATCATTTTCTTGTAAATTACCAGCAGTAGGATTAGCATACCAATATATATTACTTTTATTAGCAATATTACTAAGATTGTCGTAATACCAGCCTTCACGTCCATTAGGATCAGCAAAGAAAGGATTTAAAACAGGTGTTGTATCAGCCCATAATGTAGCACCATTAATTAGTAAATCATAATTTGAGTTTTCAATTCTAGGATTAACATTAATATTTTGGTTAGTAATATCAATACTATCTGTTGTTTTATTAATTGTTTTATTTTTGATATCTGTTAAAAGATTATTACCAGTTGTTTGTAATGCTGAAGTGCTATAACCAGTTATTTGATTTGATACAGAAACAGAAGAACCAGAAACTAAACCAACATTACCAGATACAGTTACACTATCTTTAACACTTGTAAGAGCTGGTATGGTAATTGATGATGTTGTTGAAGATAATGTTAAACTACTTAAATTAGTTATATTTGTATTAAGAGAACCAGCTGTAGCGGTAAGTATATCGCCATTTGACGCATGAATATTTGAATCGGCTTGAATAACCAATTCGCCACCTGCTATATTTACATTGATCATAGTTCCCGTAATACAAGCATCAAGGCTTGGTATAGTTATTTCGTCATCTGTTGTTAATAATCTAGTATCTAAATTATTTGAAACAACTGTTATAGAATCAGTAGTATAATCTAAATTTCTTGTATTTAATTGACCATTTAATGAATTTGAAATAGCATCATTACTTAGTGCTACTTTTTTTAATGTGGCTTCAGTAGCCATAAAATTATTAATGTCATAAACAAGACGATTAATATCAATTGGATTTTTATTACTATTATTTGACATTCTTATTACTTTATAAGAAGAAAGTATTTTTAAAAAAGAAAAAATGCTTTTTAGAACTTTTAAGAAAGTATGTTAATACCTATGAAGAAAGCATACATAACATAAGGATAAGAACTATTAATTTGTGATTTGAGGTTAAGACTGAGTTTTTGATTAGCGAGATTCATAGGAGCAGAGAATGGAAGACCAATACCCCATGATTTATTAGCATATACATTACTAAGTGAGCAAGCATTAGTTGTTGAACCTACACTTTGAACAAAGTTATCAAGAATTTCTTGTTGATTGTCTAGTTGATAAGTGATAAGTTGATTTGATGAATCATTAAAGAGGAATTGTAATTCATCTACACTTGGAAGTTGGTGACATGCGAGAGAATCACCTTCATATGTGTTATCAAGACTTTGAGGAATAAATGACGCGAACATTGATGAACAATTTTGAAGAGGGAACTTAGTTGTAATATTGGTAAAATTTGATTGAATAGACTGCTTTAAGTCACCTTTTAGCATGTATATATATTGTTTTGAATAAACACCATCATCAGGAATTGAACGAAATGAACAATTAAGATTTGAGAAACGATATTTAATAGATGTCCCAATTGTAGCATCACCCCAAAGTGCTGTTGTCTCAGGAGCAACACGAAGAGAGATTTTCATATCACCAGTCTTAACATAAGGAACAAAAACATCGCCAACGAAGTTATTAAAGGCACAATCAAGTTTCATTGAAAAATCTGTTGGAATTGTTCCTGTAGTGTCTGGATCAATAGCACGAACATATTCATTCACACCTTTAAGCATGTTACCAGCTACAAGTTCATCAGGGCATCTTAATTCACAAATATATTCACTATTAAATACAGTTTGTTCAGTAAGTGATGCTACAGCTTTAGTTGATTGAAGACGATTGTAATATGAAAGATTTTCAATATTTCCGAGTAAATCAGTAGAACAATTGACGTTATCAAAAAAGGCATGAGAACCACAAAGACCATTTAAAAATATTTTTTTAGTAAGAATACCAGTAATAGGAGCACCAGCATCATCAACTAATTGAACATCGGCATTAATTCTAATTGAGCCACTTTCAATTTTATCAGCAGGGAAAGATAGAACAAAATCAATGATTTCTTGTTCTTCGTAGAACTCTTTAAAATTTTCTGGTTGTGTTGAATGATATTTAATAGACATTTTACTTTTACTTTCTTAGAAAGAAAATAATATAAAAAAAAAATTCAAAAGTGTTTTGTTAAAACTTTTTTTAAAAGTTTATTTGTTTAAGAACTTGTTTATAAAGAATTACAGTTTTCATTTGAGTTCCCGCGGTTTCTAAATCAAGTTGGTATTGTTTCATTGATTCAGTGAGTGAAACAGGTGACCCAAGCATAAGAACAGATTGGTTATCGTTAAATTTACCATCAAGTCCTTTATCAGTACGTGATAGAGATTTTTCTAAAAATGAATTAACTTGAATACCAGCATTAGCAAAAGTTTTATTAAGTAAATCGTAATAAAGACCATCGCGTAGTTTTGCTAAAGAACCAGCAACACCAGCATCACCATAATTAACTTCAACATCTCTGTCAATAACATCTTCATTATCAACACGAATACGAAATTTAGTTAAATCTTGGGCTGAATAAGGTAAAACATCTTTGAAGAGAACCATGACGTTTTGGGCGTTTTGTTCCACCTCATAGACTTTTGACCATTGTGAGCTATTAACGGTTGATTCCTCTACGGTGAATGTAGTATAATCAAGGGTTTTCATACTTGAAGGACCTTTATTATTAACTAAACCAAGTTCAGCAGTAACTATTTCAAATTTAAGCCCTGTTGGAACTTGACAAGCAACAGTAAGACCAGTTAATGCTACTGCTTCTAATGAATCGGCAGTTGTAAATGTAAGAACGCCACTAGTAACATCAAATGAAATATTAGTAATTGTTGTATCAACTGGTGCTTCTAATTCTGTAGCATTAATTGTAACAGGCATAGAAACATAAAGAGGTGAATCAGCTAAATTTCTAAATGGAACAGTTGGATCACATACAAATTCATTACCACCATTAGCTAGATTTTCTAAAGGCATAGTAGAATCATCAGTCATTTGAGTAATAGGATTTACAAATACAGGTTCTAAACGTGAAATTGAAACATCATCAAGTTCAAGATGAATACGTAGAGTTCCCATTTTATCAGCGGGAAATTCAGTAACACTACCGAGTGAATATAATTGACTAAGTGGAACTTTAAGATGAGCCTGAACCATGCGGGAAGCATAAGGACCCTCTTTACGAAGTTCGGCAAATGGTGAAAGAAGGTTATAATCCCAATGAGCCATTTGATGAAGTGACGCAATTTCACTTACTTTTTGTTCGCTTGATTTAGTGTATTCATTGAGAGTATGGTTAAGAAAGCCAACCTGACGAATATCTTCTAAAAGACCAGCTTTATCAGATTTAAGATTACAATTTTTAATTAAATCAACGTTGTAAAGTTGGATATTTGAATTTGCTTCATATCTAAGACCTACATTATAAACACCATCTTCAGCTGTTGTAATTTCAGTTGTAAATTGAATAAATGATTTAGAGAAATCAACACTATTATCAGCCATAATATCAATATCAATCATGCGATTTGAACGCCCGTTGAATGGACCACCTTGAACTGATGGAATTAAAACTCGTTTTTGTTGTTGAGACATATTTAATTTTATTTTACAGAAAGATAAAAAAATATCAAAAATATAAAAATTAGAAATAATTAAGTGTTTTTGTTAAAACTTTTTTCTAAAAAGTTTAAAGAAATTGTGTTGATGGGTTTAAGAATGCGGGTTGTTGTTCGTGTTTATCAATTCCTGATAAAATACCAGCAAGACCCCCACCAATAAGAAGAAGAGAACCTATGACTGTTCCGACCCCAGGCTCTGCTTCTAATGCTGCTCCTGCTGCGTCCAAACCTGCTTCTACTCCTGCTTCTGCTCCAATTTCAGCGGTTGATGCTCCTACTTCAGCTCCTACGTCAGCCCCTGCTCCAGTTGTTTCAGTTGCTGATGTTACTTCTGGTGTTAATGATTCAGTTATTGGTTGTTGTTCAACTGACCCTGCCCCTTCTGGTAAATCTTCTTGAGTTGGTGATGGTTTTGGTGGTTGTTGTTGAGCCATGGCTAAGGCTTGCTCTTGAGTAGGTATTTCACCTTCTCCTAATCGTGGTATTTCTTCACCTAATTCTGGTTCTGGGACCGTACGACCGCTCATATCTTGTAATTCTTCACCTTCTTCCTGAATCGCAGTGTCTTGTGTTATTTCTTGTTGATTTTGTTGAACACTTTTAATAAGTGTTTTCGGGGCTTCTAATAAATCACTTGAATCTTCAAATTCTCCTGTTGTATCACGTTGAACTTTCTCAACTTGTTCTTGAGCCTGATTTTGTGCTTCTTCAAATTGTTTTTGTGTATCAGTTTTTAAATTTTCAAATTTATCTTGATTTTTGACAACACTTTTTTCAAAAGTGTCTTGAGCTTCTTGAACTTTTGATTGTGCTTGACTTTTTATGTCTTCAGCTTTTGATTTTGCTTTATTAATTAATTGTGAAACCTTATTTTTCATGAGATTACCTACATTACCTTTTAAAACTTCTTCAATATCAGCATCATCGACTCCAGCATTTTCCATATACTCCCTCGCGATATTTTTACTATAATTTACGGCATTAGATGATATATAATTTGTGATAGTTGAACCAGCCTTCATTAATCCTTCCATCAAAAAAGGGCTTGCTATACTATCCTTAGTTTCCTGTAGTTTATCCCATGCTGACATTTTCTCACTTAATAATGATTGAGCTTCTGAATCTGATGAATTAACACCACTTAATGATTGTATGTATTGATTGAAATCTTCCATTATACTTTTTTCTTTATAAAAAGAAAAAAGCATTACCAAAAAAGAAAAATTTATGCCTCCACATTTACAAATCTATAAAGCTAAAGATAAAGCTGATTCATACTATACAAAAAAAGAACATATCTTTGATTTACCAGCAAGGCTTCTTATCATTGGAAAATCTCAATTATCTGGTAAATCAAATCTACTATTAAATTTAGTTGTTCGTCCTGAATATTATGGTAATGATTTTATAGGTAAAAATATATATATTGTGTCTGGTAGTTTAAATACTGATATGAAATTACAAAATATAGTAAAAGTAAAAGAAATACCCGAAGAAAATTTAATGTTACAATATCACGAAGATATATTAATTGAATTATATGATATGTTACAAGAAGAATATCAAGAAGCCATAGAAGAAAAGAAAAAACCAGAAAATAAATTAATTATTTTTGATGACATGAGTTTTGATGGAACATTTAAAGCAAAGGCTCACGGTATAATTAATAAAATGTATATGAATGGAAGACATATTAATTTAAGCACCATAATAATTTCGCAAAAGTATAGTGATGTAAGCACATCTGTAAGAAGTCAATTGACAGGTTTAATATTATTTAATTGTAGTAATAAAGAATTAGAATTAATTGAAACTGACCATAATTATTTAAATGATAAAAAACAATTCTATAAGATGTTTAGAGACGCAACCGCAGAAAAACATACATTTTTTGTAGTTAATTACACAAATGATAAAGAAAACATGTATTTAGATTCAAACTTTGATAAACTTACACTTTTTTCTTAAAAGAAAAAAGCGTTACCAAAAAAGAATTTTATTTTTAGTTTTTTTTGATAAAACTTTTATGCTTTTTAGAAAAAAGCAATAGCAAAAACTTTTGACTAACACTTTTTTTAAAAGTGTTAAAAGTTTATTTCATCCAAGAAGGTTTCTTAAACCAAAGGGGCTTATTATATGTTGAATAACGTTCTTCAACTACACTTTTAACAAAAGTGTTATCAAAACTTTTTTCAATGGGTTTTTCAACTACCTTCTCAATTGGTTTTTCAATTACTTTTTCAACTGGTTTAACACTTTTTTCTATAGGTTTTTCTATTACCTTATGAACTACCTTCTCAATAAGTTTTTCTACTGGTTTTTCTACTGGTTTTTCTATGGGTTTTTCTATTGGTTTTTCAAGTGGTTCTTCTTCTTTTGGGCTAACGCCTTTTTCTAAAAGGTGTGGTTCTTTAACTTCATCTTCAGTTGTGTGTTTTGGTTTTAATTTTCGTTTAGAACGTGCTATTTCTAGATTACGTCTTAATTTTTCTTTGTATTCATCATCAATTGATTTTTCTTTTGATGGTTTTTTACGTTCATATTTACGTTTATTAGATTCTTCTTTAGGTTTTTTACTGTTAATTAATTCTTGAATACTTTTTAAAAAATCATTATTATCTTCTTCTAATTCTTTTTTAGATTTTTTACGTTCTTCTTTAATTTGTTTTTTTAATGTTTTTTCATCAGTTTCATAAATTTTATCTATTAAATTTGAAAATCCTTTCATTTTATCTTCAGTTTTTGGTAATTCAAAAATTTCATTTAATTTATCGCTCATTTTAGAGGGTTTTGATTTATATTATATTATATATAAAAATATAATATAAATATTATATAAAATTTATTGTAAAAAAACAAATTAATTAATAAGAAGTGTAATCATGCTAAAACCACTAAGGGATACTGTGGATAAATCTTCATTGAGGATACGAGCTTTAATATTACGTAGTGTAATACGATTTTGATTTTTAAGACTTACATATAGAGGAAAAGGGGCTTGGTATGATACCTTCTCTTCGGTAATATTTGGATTAACAACAACATGAATGATGTTACTACGTTGTTTTGAAAGTGTATCATAAGATTCAACTGTGAGATTCATTAATTCAATTACGTATGAATCAGATAAATCAGTAAGTTCAAATGATTTATCACCTTTGAATGAATATAATGATCCTGATTTAACTGTGCCTGTTGCTGGTTGTCTGGATCTGTTAAAACCCATAAATTTCGCTAGATCAACTGATACTATATTAATATATATAGGATTACTTGTATTTCTATGAGATGGAGGTTCATTATGTAATGGTGTTTCAATTAATTCATCATCATATACTGGTGATTTTTCTAATCCATCAGGTGTATAAAATGGATCTCTTGAAAATTCAATATCTCTTAATTGAGCTGTTTCATTACCAAGAAAAATAATTACTGGGAAAAGATCAGTTGTATGGTCATAATCTTCAGTAAATAATGTATAAGTCATAGGTTCATCAACAGCCAAATCAGCATAAACCATACCTTTAATTGTTCCATTAAGTGTTTGAATATCAATATAATCATTATATTTAATATCAGTTCCACTATCAGCATATACTCGTACTGGTGTATCTGTTAATGTTTCAACACCATTAATAATTTTAGTATAAAAATATGTATCTTCAGATGTTGTTGTTTGTGTAAATTTAACACCATATTTAATTTTAGTTAAATCTATTAAAGTCGTTGTTCCAACAGGTCTATCAGCATTGAGAACATAACCAATAATACAACCAGAAGATGCGGTGGCTTGAGCTATTCTACCTCTTAAAATACTAGTTCCTTTAGCATTGGGAACAGTTGAATAAATAAATGAATCTGCTGTTCCAACTGTTCCAGATGCTATATTACGCCCATAAGTTGTTGTTGTTGAAGGAACTTTCCGAACAAGAACTTTTTTAATAACATTTTCTTGTGCTACTATTTCAGGTTTTAAAATTTCACCTCTAGCAATTTTAAATTCAACGACATTATTGGTATCAACACCAACTGCCCATTGTCTTCCAATATTTGATGGTAATATTGACATATCAACATTTAATTTTAATTGAATATCATCATACAATTCATTAAAATTAAATTTATTGTATGTTGTATTATCAATAAAAATACTTTTTTGTCCTTCTGTTCCTACTAATTGATATTGAATTTCTTCATTTGATGAATTAATTGTAATAATCTTAGAATCAATTTCGGCACTCATGTTACATAATGCGATTTTAGAATTTGGTTCAATAATTAAATCTTGGTTTAAGTCACAATCAAATACACCTTTAGGGTCTTGAGTAGTTAATCTTAATAGTTTAGACATAATATTTTTAACTTTTATCTTTATATAAAGAAAAAAAGAAAGTAAATAATGAATAATAATACTATTATTGAACTAAGAGAACAAGATTCTGTTAATCTTGGTAGTGCTGGATATTTTGAAACTAATCTATCACAACAAATTATAATAAATGACGGAGATGTATTTCAATTGAATTCCGCATTTATTGATACAGTTGATTCGAGTAGTGGCGAAATTATAATTCAAGAAGATATTCAATTAAATATTAATTTTACCCCTTACATGACACTTTGGACTCAGGCAGGTCTTTATAAAATTGATCCAAATTCATTAGAACCAGAACCAGAACCATACCCACCAAATTATAAATACATCATACCATATACTAGAATACCATCTGAAGAACTATTTAATTATTATTTAGCAAATGATTCTTTTGTTGAAACAACTACAATACCATCACCAGCATTTACATTAATATATTCATATATTGACCCAGCATTTCAAAAACAATATTTACAATTTAATATACCATCTTTAAATGCTGACACACGTTTTTATACAAATTTTAATATTATTGCTATTGCTGGTAGTTTAACTATGGAACAACCGTCTCAAAGTTTTATTAATCAATATCAATTATTTATTTTTAATGAAACTATTTTCGAAAATGTAGAAGCTAGTAATTATTTACATAATAAATATTTAACTACAGTTATTATACCAAAAGGTTCTTATAATCCTACAGAACTATCATTATTAATATCTAAAAAATTAAGTGTAAATAATAAAAGTGCTTCTTCACCAAATGGTCAATTAATTGTAAATCCTTTTCTTAAAAATTTATCTGATTTTGAACCATATCGCCCACCAGTGCCACCGCTTGACACAACAAATAACCCGTTAAATACTACTTATTTTTTTTCAACTGATTCATCTGATGCTTTGGTATATCAAACATTAGAAGACCCAAATAATCCTAATGGAAATACGTTTTTTATAGGAACAGAACAAATATCATTAGAATTTAATACAGACACACAAAAATTTCAATTTACGTATATACATTCACCAGTATATGATAAGGAATCTGGTAAAAATATAAGTGTTAGATATGTTAAATCTGGTAATAATATATATACGGTTGGCTCTAATGGTGGTATTTTCTTTAATGATTTGAGTGCTGAATATGTATCAAACGGAAAACCATATGATTTTTGGAGTGGTGTTTTGGGGTTTGATATTCCATCAATATTAGTTCAAACATCACAAGCAATAATACCAATATTTCAAAGTCCCGGAAACATACCTGGAGCATTTTCAACAACATCAAACGGATTTTTACAAGCTATTTTACCTTTAGTTGAAGGGCAACATATAACAACCCCTTATATCGGTATTGATAGTGCTATAGTAAAACAAGCAAATGATACATGGTATTATCAAAACACAACAGCTATACCATTTGATTCTACAGTTGATACAACAAATTCAATTAATGCTTCTATCTCATTACCTCGTTTATTAGATAGATTTAGTCATTTCTTATTAGAAATTGAGGCTGTTATGTTTAATACCATGATTGGAACAACAACAACTAGAACAATTAAAGCAATTTGTAATAAATACATGAGTTATTCAGCATACACGTATGTAGGTCAAGAAGGAGCTATACAATACATACATAAGGGTCAATCTCAAGTATTAAAAAGTATAAAAATAAAAATACTCAATCCACGTAAATCAAATGCTATAGCAGGTCTAGGAACAGATAATACATTTTACTTTCAACTTATAAAAAATACAACAACTTAATACATACTTTTACTTTTTTTATCATTTAAAATTTTATCTTTTAGTTTTAGAGGAAACCCAATAAAAACATCTTTACACCTTTTAGAAAAAGGCGTTGCCCAAAAATTATTTACATATTTTTATTTTTTTTATCATTAAGTATTTTATCTTTTAATTTTAGAGGAAATCCAATAAAAACATCTTTGTATTTGTATTTTTTATGTCTTTTTTGTTTTGGTTTATCTTCTTTTACTATAAAATTATCCATTTAAACTTTTTTACTTTCTTAGAAAGAAAGTAATATCAAAGAAGTTTTGACTAACACTTTTTCTAAAAGTGTGTTTTATCAAAGAAATTGTAAAAATTAAAAAGAATTAGTTTCTTTTTTGGTAACGCTTTTTTCTTTACAAAGAAAAAAGTGTATTAATTGTATTGAACAGTGTATGAACCATCAGGTTTAACGATGATTGATTTTGAAACAAGACCCCACATATTGAGTTTAAGTTCTTGAGTGTAAAACGCTGAATTACTTGCTTCTCTTTGATAGACAAGTTGAACATCTTTAAGTGGAGTAGTAGAACCAATAGCACATCCAAAATAATCAAGGTGTTGAAGACGATCAGCACTATCTTTAACAAATGTTTCTGGATTATACATAGAAAGAGAATTTACACACGGGTACGAGTTACAATTTCCCCATGTATCACGAAGAAGAGCAAGACGGGCATTAGCCTTATTCATAGGGACAGGTAGAGCATCAGCACCATCAATACGAACCATGATTTGTTCATTTTTCATAGCAACAGATCCTAGACTTTGATAAAAATCAGATTTAACACCAACAGGTTCTTTTTGAAGAAGAACAGCACTAACTCTTTTACCATTGAAACCGTTAAATCTAAATGTTTTGTTTAGTGTTCCTTGGGGTAGAACGGTTGAATCACCTTCTATAGCATTCCATACAACAGATGATGATACTTTCATAGGCATGAGAACTTCATCAGCTACAAGTGTAGGTTGAAGAACTTTAACAACTTTCACTTGAGGCATACCACCAGATGTTAAAACATTTACCGATGTATCAAATTCAAGAACGATACGAAGATTTTTAAAAACTGTTGTATCAACAAATTGAAGAGATTTAAGAACGGGGAAAAGATCTTTCATATCAAGCCATGCTTGGGGTGTTTCAGCTTCTGTTTCTGATGGTAACCCATGGGCTTCATTAAATTCACGAACACGTAATCCTTCTGCTGTAGCTGTTTCTTCATCGGCATCCTTTGAATAAATAAAACCCATACCAGATTTGTCAAGGGCTTTAAAGTCACTTGCCTTTTGGTTAGTCTTATTGTAATTTTTGAATGAACAATATTTATTAACATTAACAAGTTGATCAAGAATAACATTACCATCCATAAGATAGGCATTCTTAATAAGAGATTTAATACCACCAATTTTATTATAATCAACACTTTCGGTTTGATTGCTAACTGTAGCCCCTAAGCCACAAACGCGAAGATTAGATAAATATTGTTTCCCAGTTACAAGACGCATTTCACAGCGTTTATTGCTGTGATGAACAGGGTCAATTATTTGTGTCTTAATATTTTCTGTATAGATACTCATTTTATTATTTATTATTTAAATATATATTTTTTTTACTTTTTTTTCAAAAAAAAAGTAATATCAAAAAAAATATTTTCTATGGTATTTGATTTTTTTGACAATACTTTTATACTTTTTTAAAAAAAAAGTAATATCAAAAAATTCTTTGTTAAAACTTTCTTCTAGAAAGTTTAAATGGATAATTTAAAAGAAGATTTAATAAAATTAAGAAATTGGACAACTGATAAAGATTGTAAAGAATACATACACTTTTTTTTAACAAAAAAAAGCGTTACCAAAAAAAACTAACACTTTACGACATAAAAATAATAAGTTTCTTTTTTGGTATTGCTTTTTTCTTTGTATAAAGAAAAAAGTATAAATGGATATATTAAGAAGATTCGCACCCTGCTCATGTATGAAGATACAAAATAATGAAAACGCAAAAACAAATGAGAAAATGACTATATCAATTAAAACTACATGTTGTAGAAGAACTAAAATAATTAATTATAATATTGATATTGAACATTCTGATGATTTGAATGATATTAAAAAAATAATTGAAAAAATGGAAGAAAAAGCAATTAATAAATCTAAGAGAGAATCATTAATTTTGTAAATGCTTATTTATGGTAAATAACTTTTTTAAATGTTTATTACATGGTCTATTATTTTGAAGATTATAAATAGTTTGATTATTAATTTTAAATAATTCTACTGGATAATTATTATTTTCAAGAGTTTTACTAATATGTTGAATTAAATCAGACATATTAACATTTTCTATTATTTCGGATGTGTTATTAATTGTAAGATTGTATTTTAAATTTTTCATTTTAGTTCTTTATATATATAAAAGAAATTAATTTTAAATTGTTTTAAATCAACTTAAAATTATTTTCGTATTATTAGAATAAATACAGCGTTACCAAAAAATGCTAAGTTTGACGGATAAATTCATGAAAGGATTAGAAGAATATGGTATGGATTACGAAGAGGTGAAAGATTGGATATATTGCGGAGGTAGTTATGAAGCTCATTATGATTATTATTTTATGTGTTTTCCAAAATCAAAGAAACTACCCGAATTTAGTAATGAATGTGTATGTGGTCATAAGATAGAAAAAAATTGTTATATATGTGATGACAAAAAATCTAAAATTCTAGTTCTTGGTATGTGTTGTATAAAAAAATTTATAAATAATTGGTCAAGAACTTGCGAAGATTGTAAGCAACCACATAAGAATAGAATAATAAATAAATGTAATGATTGCCGTATAAAAAAATGTATCAAATGTAATAAAAAAAATACTAATAAGAATTATGATAAATGTAAAGATTGTATGATTGGTCATTGTTTGGTATGTGATAAATTTATTAATCCAAAATATAAAAAATGTTACAAACATAAATCTGCTTTTTAAAAAAAAGCAGTGGCAAAAACTGCTTTTAACAAAAGCAGTGGCAAAACTTATTTTTTGATTTTACTTTTTTTTAAAAAGTATAAAAAAGTTAAAAACCCTCGATACACTTTTTATACTTTTTTAAAAAAAAAGTAATATCAAAAAATTCTTTGTTAAAACTTTCTTTCTAAGAAAGTTTAAAGCGTTACCAAAAAAATTTAAAATTTACGATATTTATTTTTTATATTTAAAATTTCCGATATACTTTTTTTAAAAAGTATGTGATTTTTGCCACTGCTTTTTTTAAAAGCAGAATTTTTAATTAAATTAATTCGTAAAAAAACGATTTAAAAAAATCTTTTAGTATAATATAAAAGATAAAATTAAATAATATGTCCGATAAAAAATTATTAAAACAAGTTGAAAAACTTAAACAACAATTAAAAGATTCTAAAATTCTTAAAAAGGCTAGTGAAAGCGATAAACCAAAAAAGAAAGTCGAATTTAGAGGTAAAAATATTTCATATGTTGGATTACCTGATCTAAAGGTAAAACTTGGAGGGGCTACAAGTGAAGAGGCTAAGAATCTTATTAAAGGTAAAAATCTTACACGTTATATTACTGATAATATTGGTAATGTTCAAACAATTGATATTAGTAAGAAACCTTTATTATTATCTGATTTTGGTATTAATCGGATTACAAACAAACAATTATTATCTGATTCATCAAAAATTAAAAATGTTAAGATTTCAAAAAATCTTGATAGTGATGTTAGATTAACTATTAAATTAGATTTTCAAGTTCGCTTCTCTGATGATTTTTTACCAAAACAAACTAAAACATTTTTTAGAACAATTAACCCAAATGATATTACAAATGATTATTTAGAAGATTATGTAAAAAATGAGTATTTATCAGGTGTTCTTGCTCAAGAAATTAAAATTATTAAATATGAAATCACAAGCACATTTAGCAACCAAAAATTAAAATTAGTCAATTCACCTTTACGTGATTCTAAACCATTATGTATTAATAATCTTTATAATGAAATCATTGTAAATAATAATTGGAAAGATTGTGTAAGAGATTATTTACATGAAAAATATAATAAAAAAATCTCAGAAAAAGCAATTAATAAATTAGGTAATATTAATGGTGTTTCTACTAATGATATTCATCAATTTTGTGTTGATTACAATATTAAAATGATTGCTTATGATATTAATGGTCAAGTTATTAAATCTTATTATCCATCTAAGAAATCTCATAAATCATCGTTAGTATATATCGCATATAATAATCATTTATACCCTATTAAAAATACTTATTTATGTAAAAAAAATGTTGATGCTTCTAATATTATTTTTGTTAAAGATGGTAATAAAGAATTAATTGATCAATTAAATAATGGTATTCTACCGTCTAATATTAAAATTAATGATGATATTATTCAAACATTTCAAGTAGAAAAAACAAAATATATTTGTAACAATGAATATAAAATTTGTAAGTTAATCTTAGGTAAATTTGGTTTAGAAGATAAAATTTATGAGACAATCACCTTAAAAAGTATTGGTAAAATTATTGAAAAAGTTTATACAACTGAAAATTGTCAATCATTTATTCCTTATTCAAGTAAATTTAAAAAAGGTGGGTTCTCATACGTTAAAAGTTCTGGTAAAATTGATATCAATGATAAGAACATTAAGACAATTGATAAAAATAAATGTTATCCATATGTGTTAAGTAAATTAGAATATTTATTAAATACTGATATTAGAACAGCTAAATTTATTCAAGGAGAACAAGAATTAATTGAAAATTATTTATACATTGTTGAACCTTCATGTAGTTCTATTTTATTACCAGATACTAATGTTTATTATGGAGGTCATCTTATCAAATGCCGTAAAGAAGGTTTAGAATTTAAAATTATTGAGGGCTTAGAATGTGAAATGACAACAAACTATTATTCTCAAATGGTCAATGATTTAAAAAATAAAATTAATGATTTAGATAATATTGATGATATTCTTGAAGACTTTAAATATACATCAAAAGATAAATTTTTTAAATCAATTATGAATATCATGATTGGACAATTTGAATGTGATGTATCAGAAAATAAATATCAAAAGTTTGATCGTATTTGTAATAATGATGAAATTGATACAGTTTCAGGATATAAAACTCGTCTTAATTCTAACTATTGGTTAGTATTTCAAGAACAAATTAAACAAAACATTTACAATAAAAAACCTATTGCTATCCAAATTAAAGATGATGCTAGATTTCTTTTATATACCACAATGAAAAAATTAGGATTAACTGAAGATGATGTTATTCATACTAATACAGATTCAATTTCATTTGTATGTAAAAATGATAAATATAAAGATTTATTATCAAATGGTCTTGATGGTTGGAAAGAAATTAATAATAATATTACTTCGTCATTTACTGAATATTATAACGAACCATTATCATTTATTAATATAAACAATAATAATAATATTCTTGGTGATTGTTATGCTGGTTGTGGTAAATCATATAAAATTATGAATGAAATTATACCAAAACTTAATAATGATTATATTGTTTTAACCCCTAGCCATTGCTCAGTAAAAGAATATAAACAAAGTCAAAAAATTTGTGATGTAATTCAGAAATATGAATATTCTGGAGAATTACCTAAAGAGAATAATATTATTATTGATGAATTTGGAATGTGTAGTAGAAAAGCTCATACATTCTTATTTCAATGTTTTCTTAATAAAAAACGTATAATATGTTTTGGTGATTTCAAACAATTATTACCTGTTAAGGAAACTAGAACATTCAATAGCGAATTATATATTAAAATGATGTTTAATGAAATTGTTATAATGACTGAGAATCGTCGTAATAATTTTACTAAACAATATTATGATAGTCTCATTAATAAAAAAGTAAATCTTGAAGAAGAAGTTAAAAAATATTCAACTGAAAATTATTATGATAGTAATCTTATTATTTGTTATCGTAATGATACATGCGATATGTATAATAAATTGATGTGTGAAAAATTAAAAATTAAATCATTATGTCAAGTAGGGGCAAAAATTATTTGTAAATCAAATAATCTACGTGAGCATGGAATTTATAATGGTTTTGTATATACAGTAAAAAATGTGTGTGATGATATGGTAGAAATTGATGATGGTTTATTTATTAGAGCAATTGATATTAATGAATATTTCCAATTTGCGTATGCTCAAACGTTACATTCGATTCAAGGTCAATCAATTGAAAAGATCTATTATGCCCCCGAAGATTATATTTATTTAGATGGTAGAACAGCATATACTGTTATCTCACGTATTAAAAATGCTTTTTTTATACTTTAACACTTTTTTGAAAAAGTGTTACCAAAAATTTCTTTGTTAAAACACACTTTTAGAAAAAGTGTTACCAAAAATTTCTTTGTTAAAACACACTTTTAGAAAAAGTGTTACCAAAAATTTCTTTGTTAAAACTTTCTTTCTAAGAAAGTTTAAGTAATATCATACTTTTTAGAAAAAAGTAAAATCAAAAATGTTTTGCCACTGCTTTTTTAAAAGCAGATTTGGGCAACGCCTTTTTTTAAAAGGTGTGTTTATGTTTTTCAAATTTTTCAAATTTTTAAAAAATACACTTTTTCAAAAAAAGTGTTAGCAAAAAGTTTCGAGGGGTGGTTCTATAGGGATTTCATTGAGAAAATGAAAATGTACGACCCCTATTATTATTTCAGGAGATAAATAGGATAGTGAGGGGTAGATAAAAAAATTCAAAAAATCACGCCACTATATATAGGGTCC